GACATCCAGAGAGTTGCACCACTGGGTGCTACCCAAGTCTTGTCTCGTTCCATAAACTTAATACCGGGAATAGCTCTTGGGTAAAGCTGTTTACTTACAGATATAAGTTCTCTTAGTTCTTCTGTTGACCTACGCACTAGAAGCATTCTAGCGTTAGGGTTATTCAAGTATCTTACTGGATCTGCTACGAGACTGTAGCTCTTACCGCCACCTGCAGCACCACCGTATAATACTTCTTGTTCTGTAGCTGCTAGGAATGTTGTTTGAGGTCCAGCATTAGGTTCAAAGATAACATCTCTAGGAACTTCTTCTACTTCATTCTGTTGAGGCTTCGGTGTCGCTTGGTAGGTCTGACCATCCATCTCCAAAGATTCGCTTGGTTTCTCTACCACCAAGTCTTTGCTTTTCAATCTTCTCCGCTTTCCTTTGCGCTTCTTTGTATTTCCTAGCGTAGTTGCGGTAGTTTGAGGAAGCTCTCCTCCGTTTCTCTTCGATCCTGACACGTTTATCTAACCCTACATGTGATATATACCTACCTGACTTATCTGATAACCACTTGGATACTTTTCTCAAACTATAGTCCTGTAAGAATAGTTTTGCTTTTTCTAAAAGTTCTAATTCTTCTGGGATTGGTA